TTTATCTTTATCTTCAGTAAATACCTCCCTTATAGAACCTAATCCTCTTGAACTAATTCCAATTATAATTCCTGATGCTAGTATATTTTTTAAAATATTACCTGACGGTGTAGGTAGTATTTCTATATCTCCCATTAAATCATTACCATTCCACCACATTTTTGTTATATGATGTGATGCATTGGCTAAACTAACTACAGATGAATCAGGGTGGTCACACTCACCTAAAGCTCTTCTCTGAGTTACAAACTCTTCATTATATTTATCTGCTTCTCTCTTTAATATATCCATTGGATATACTCTACCATTTTGATTCTTAGCTCCTGCTCTTTGTAATACTCCTGTAACTCTGATTGGTCTATTATATTTTATAGCTTCATTTATTGAATCTACGTTTGGAGTAAATTTATTATATTCTATAAGTAATGATTTGTTAGATGTCATATCTTTATGTTTAATTAAACAATTCTTGAAGTTTGTTTTGTATGTATACAATTTTTGAATTTATAGAATAGAATTTTTTAGAACTGTTTTGCCAAAACTGACCATCTAGTTGGAAATCTTTTTTTAATTTTAAATTATTATCTATTATTTTTTTAACATCTTCCAAATTTTTATCTATATCTATAAAACATTTGTTTAACTTCTCTTTGTTTGTATTTGAATCATCATTTTTATAATCGTAATATGTTATTTCAGATAATGATTTTTTATAAGGTATTGTATTCTTATAGGATTTTTTTACTTGTTTTCCTACAGAATTTTTTAAATTTGAATTTTTCTTAGCTTCATCAGACTTTCTTGCAGGTTTTTTCACAAATGCATTAGGCGTTTGATAACCTGCCACATTTGCCGTTACATTCTCCTCTTCCAATTGCTGAGATATATTTGATAACTCTTCTTCTATATCGTCATATATTTTATCTAACTTCATAATATTCTATGTATTTATAATTCTCTTAATAATTCATAATATCTTATCATAGATAGATAATGACTCTCCGTAATAAAACTTGAATTTTTTAACTTTGGCAGTATACTTAATATTTCTTTTACTTTTATATCTAATACTGTATCTTCTATATTTACTAATTTAGATTTTAGTTTAGACTCTATATTATTTATGTGTTCCGTGATAAATATTGTTGTTTTCTCACTATCAACGGAATTAAATATAAAATGCCTTAGTATTTCTTTTTGATTTTCATCTAAGTTAGAACTCCACTTATTATTGAATTTTTCAGTAAGTAACTTAAATGTCAATGATTTTAATTCAGGGTCTACAGATTCCATGAATTCTTGCTTATCACCTGTACTGTCCGTATTATTACTAGTTATATGATTTACTATATATAGTTTATTTTTTAAATATAACGAAGGATTATCTGATTCTCTATGCTCAAATAAATTATATATGGAAGCATATATTTTGTAGTTATCTATCTGAGTTTTCATAAATATATCTTTGTTAAAGCTTTTATTAATATCTTTAACAAGATTGTATTTACTCTTCTCTAATGTTGGGGAGTTTATTTGAGAGTGTTCTTTTATAACAGCATCCACCATTTTTAAAGCAAATTCAGGATTTTTATCCTTGTAATTATATAACGTATTATATAAATTAAGTTCTGATTTCAATGGTGAGTCATCATTGAAATATTTCTTGACAAATTTTATACTGAGTGGATTCTTACCTTGTAAAACATCACTTGTCATTTGTCTAATCAGCAATTCGTATAGAAGTCCTGTATTCTTTATTTTTTTATGTTTAAAAATCTTCGACATTATATCTTAATTATTTATTATAAATATACAATTATGAATCTAACATTTCATTTAAACTTTTCTTTCCGAAACTATCTTCCAATTGCTTCAACAATTTTGCTCTGTCTACTCCTTCTCCTTTCGTTGAAAAACCTGTATCTGACATAACTCTTTGATATCCTAAAGGGTCTCTTCCATTAGATTTATCTCTGTCAGTTCCAAACTTTTTATTTGATTTAGGTCTACCACCCATCTCTCCAAACTCACCACCATCACTTTCAACAGGTTCTTTTGATACATGCATTTGAGCTATTGTGTGTGGAGTTCCTTTAACCTCTCCTGATTGTCTAGGGTCATTACCTTCACTAGCTATCTGCTCCATTCTCCAAGCTGTAGCTTGGTCTTTCAATAATAATTCTTCCTCGGCAACCCATTCGTCCCTACTTAGATTCAATACATTTTCATATATATATTTTCTTGATACTAATTTAGAGTCTTTCATTGCATTTGCTAATGTAATCTTCTCATTTAGTATTTCTACTCTCTGTCTTTCATAAACTATAGATGGATTATTTAAACTTAATTCAAAATCAATTAAAGATGAATCAGTATATCCTTGTAAAAATAAATGTATTACTGCTATTTTATATAATTCAGATTCAAATATACTTTGAATTCTTTCAATTGTTCTTGCAAATCTTACATCTTCTGCTGCTAATACGGCTTTTCCTTCCAAATTTTCATCGTATCCTAAGAATGCTCTAGGTATCTTTAAAGCAGCCATCATTTTCTGCTTAATGTAATCAACGTCTTCTATAAAACCATCATTACTCATTCCATCTAAAGTCTCAATTTCTGTTTGATTATCTCCTCCTCTGACAGGAATATAGACATCTTCCAACATATTTTGCAAATTAAACTTCAAATTGTACTGACCTGTTTTTTCATCTATATATGGAGTCTTTTTAGTATCATCCATAATTTTCTGCATGTATTGGTCAATTTCATTAGGACTCAAATTACCTACAGCTATCTTATAAACTCGTCTTTGAGGTGCTCTCATAATTCTATGAATCATCATGGCATCTTCCATCAAAGAAAGTCTTTTGTATTCTTTCCTAGCAGCCTCTAACATTGACCTACCGTATGGTAAGAAATTAGTATCTGAAAGTAATCTAAAATGAGCTATCTCATAATATTCATACTCATCTTTTAAAAATGGATTTCTATTTGTTAATGGTTCATATTTAAATCTAACATCATAGGGATTATATTCAGCCATCCCACCTTTGTCAAATCTAGTTTGCATATCTGATTTAAGTCCCGCTTGTTGTGCTTCTAATCCCTCTAGTCTTTGTACGTCATACGAGGACATCGGAATTACATTCACAACTCCAAGTTCTTCATCTAAATCTAAAGCTAAATAAAAATCTCCATACTTACAGGCATTCCGTATCCAAGGCCATAAATTAAATTCAATATTTAATATATCATAAAATAAATTATGTAATATTTGTTTTATTTTATCATTCTGAGTTTTTATTTTTAATATAGAACCATCAGCAGACCTTATACTAGATTCATCTGCATATATGTCTAATGCTGATGCTAATATAGGGTCTTCATCCATTGCCTCATAATCCCTATATAATTCTAACTTTGTGGCAAAGAAGTTTGTAGAAGCATTAGGAGTATAATATCCATGTGATTTATAAGTATGAACTCCTGTATACCTACCTCTATACGCACTATCTCTAGTTCCTACAGACTGTAACTGAGAAGTATCATAAACCTTTATCCTATTCTTGCCTGTTCTCCTAACTACTACTTTAGTAGAAAATAGTTTTGATAACCTAGACCTAAATGATTCTTCTGCCATACTTTTACTTTTTTATATATGGTTATAATAACCATCTTAATGAATCTGATTCCTTATTCGGTAACTCTTGAGTCCAATTTTTATGGTCACTACTATTGCTTGAATAAAATGATTTTTTAAAATTATCTAAGGTAGCTCTTTGAATTTCAATACCCTGCTGTTTCAATTTCATTGCTGTGTCCCTTACCCAAAATGCCATTGCCCAACACATTGTTAAATCATCGTGATATCCTCTTTGAGCTTCAGCCCGACCACTTTTCCATATAAATGTGTTAAACTCATCTAAAGACCTAACGCTTCTACATATCGGAGATTTTTCTCTGAAGTATGTTTCTAGTTTAGATATCATTACAGGTCTTGTTTTCATGTTTATCGAAACACCGGGTGTCATTTTACTCTTATCCTGCAAATCATATGAACCAACTAAATGTTTAGAAATATCTACATACGGGTCATTCTTATAATGATAAAACAAATTAGTATATCCTCTATCTAATGCAACTTGAACAGTATCCCATCCAATTCCATTGTTATCTATAATCAATAATGCGTTATTCCATTCGGAAGCTACAGATACCAACATATTACCGAAATCCTTAGTACTTATAGCACCTTTATACTCGGCAACCTGTGTAACAGTTTCTACATCGATTACTACAAATGCACTCTCATCTTCTCCGTCACCACGAGCAACGTCAGCAGATATTATATATGATTTTTGATATGAAGGATACTCCCATATCCAATAATTAGCATCGAAACCTCTCTTTTCTATGGGTTCTTGAGCGTATGTTGTTCTATACCATTCTATTATCGGCCCGTCTATAACCGTATGCCCTGAAGTTATAAAGTCACAATCATTTTCTTGTGCAGCCATTTTTGGGCCGAGTAAATTATCCTGTTCATCCCTCCAAGATTGGTCTCTATCAGGATGTACATACCATGGTAATCTTATTGGGAAAAATTCCTTCCCTTGTTGTGCTATAGTCCACTTTTTATGAAATAAATTGCCCGTTCCATTTGGAGATGATATAAGTATTGCTCCACCCCCTGTAGATAGCGTAGATTGTGCTGCTGTCCATATATCATCTATAGTATCAATATGAGCTGCTTCGTCTATTACAAGTAACGATAATGCCTCAGAACGACCTGCATCTACTGATGCTGCAACTGCTTTAACTTGTGAACCGTTTTTTAGTCTTAAACTTAGCTTATTATCTTCTATAGATGAAGCTTTCAGCCATGAAGGTAAGTTTTCATACATGACTCTAACTTTAGTAACAAGGTTTTTTGCAACTTCTTGTTTTGTTGCAATAACCAATACGTTAAAATCAGAATTAAAAGTCATTTTATAAAGGATATATCCCGCTGTAAGTGTGGATAATCCTAACTGCCTTCCTTTATTAACAACAACAAATCTATTCTCTTCAAAATCAAATAGACATTGCTCTTGGAATGAGAATAGTTTAAAATTAACTTTACCTTTCTTAGGATGCTGTATTACACAGTATTTCTTCATGAAGTGAGTAGGGTCTACCGAACATTTTCTGTACTCATCCTCTATAATTTCCTTTAATGTTTTTTTTGCCTTTACCTCCTCTTGCATCTATTTTATATTTGCCACAATTCTATAGGATGTATATGCACTTATAACTCCTATGAAAAACCAAACAACAGGCTTTTCAATAAAATTTTTCTTATCTGCTTTTATATAATCTTTATATGCTTGTATACTTTTTTGCATATTTTGTATTCTATCATCTTTTAATTTGATGAGTTTCTCATCTAAATATGATAATTGTTCGTACTCAGCATTTTCATTTTTATATTGCTCTATTAGTAAATTACTTAATTCTAAATTTTTATTTAGTTTTACATTTGTAGTTTCTAATGAATCTATGTAATTGTAGATTCTTATAACTTGCTTTTGTGTAAATACCGTATCAACATCTACTTGAGATATCAATGCGGTATTTACTAATAGAAATAATATAATTAATGTATTTTTCATTTATAAATTTTTTAATTTCTTAGATATTTTTTTTATATCAGTTTCTATTGTTTTATTTTCATTAACTATACTATCTCTATTATTTTCAATTTTTTTAATCTTTTCTTTAATATTTTTTATATTATTCTTTTTGTCTTCTATTTTATTAAGTATGTTCTCTTCCTCTGTATTTATTTGTTTATCTACTTTTTCTACTTCTGCCAAACTTTTTTTTAATCTATATTCAATTATATATTTTTTTAATTTATAATAAGCATATATCAATACTACTGATATTACTATATAATACAAATAATTTAAATATTGGTTCATTTTAGTTATTTAAGTTTTGTTCCTTACTGAATTCCTTATATGGCTCAAACATATCTTCTTTTAATTTTTCAAAATCATTATCTATCTTTTCTAAAAAGCTTTTCTTATTTTGAAAGTTCCAAATTTCTCTGCTGCCATCCTCTTCTACATACTCTATTGCATCTAAAGAGGATTTTATGATTTCTTTTTCTTTTTCAGCATCTTTAAAAAATGATACTATAGATTCATAATTTTTCCTTTTTTCGTATTCTTCAAATTTACCATCTGCTTTTAGATATGTTTCGAATCTTGTCAAACAATCTAAACACATGTTGTGAGACATGCAAGATTGTTTATCATACCTAGTATATATTTTTGTCTTTAGTTTCTCGCAATCATCATAACATTTGTCATAAGATTCTAATTCTTCTTTTAAATGGTATAGAGATTTTAAATTCTTTCGTCTCTTCACTCTATACCCTTTTTTCTGCTCCCATTCAACTACAGCTCCATTTGGTAAAACTTCTTCCCAAATTTCACCAACGTTTCTTATATTACTATCTTTGGCTTTTTCATATCCAACAATAGTTCGAGTCTGCATTTTATGCTCTCCCGCTAATAATTGTCTTACAGCTTTTATGTTTTGTAACTTCGACATAATTTATTATTCTCTTGTTTTAAATTTATTTATAATTGCTTTACGAATGAATGCATCCGATATGCTAGGTAAAGCAGATAACATCTGAATATAAGCCTCTGCCTTATCTCTTCGTGAGCTCATCCTAGAAGCGTCTTGAACGAAATTTGAAAATCCTGAAGATTTCAATAAAGATGATATTGATTTACTAGGTGATACTTCTTCTTCAGAATTTTTTTCCTGTTTAGGATTTTCAGGTTTTTTAGTACTTTCAGATTCTTTTTCTGATTTTGGTTTTTCTGATTTTAACTTTTCTGATTTCTCAGCCTCTTGTATAAATTCTAATAATTGTTTTAAATCTCTATTTGATACCTTACGCTTAGATTCTTCCATATATTTACTATAGTCTAAATCATTTTGTACATCAGCAGGAAGAAAATCAACCCACTTTTCACCTCTAATATCTTTCCCAATCTTATCTTTCTTTTCTTTATCCGAAAGTGTTTCATCCTCTAGTGTAGGTGCTATCATCTTAGCTATAAATGTAGAAAGTTTATCAACAAACTTTGTATTTTCTGCTTTAGTTTTTGTTTCTAATTCATTAAGTTTAGTATCATCATATCCTTTTTGGATAACTTTCTTACTCTTGGATGCTCCGATATCTTTATGACTAGCTATTCTTTTTTGAACATATGCCATTAAATCTGATATGGCAGGAGTTGTTTTATTTCCTGATTTTATATGTTTGTCTATAAAATATCCAATTTTTTCTAAATAATCAGCTTCTGTTAATCTTGTTCTATTAATGTTCATAATATATATTTTTACTATAAATATATCAGAATTAAATTAAAATTTACTATTTATATAACTTAAAGCATTTTCAATTATATTATGCATATCATAGTATTTATACTCAGCTAATCTCCCGCCAAAATGAACATTTGGAAGTTCATCTGCCAAACTTTTATACTTTTTATATTTTTCAGTATTTTCAACATCATTTACAGGATATAAAGGTTCGGATATCTCCGTGTACTCTATTGGAAACTCATGAGTTATCCATGTAGAATCTATTTTTTTATAATCGAAATGATTATGTTCTATAATTCTTGTGTAAGGTATATCTACATCTGTATAGTTTATCATTGCTGTTCCTTGAAAATCCGCAAGATGTACTTGAGTATGTTGAAATTTAGTTGTTTTATACTCCAATAATCCATATTTATAATCAAAAAATTTATCAATAGCACCTGTATATATCACATTTTTATGCGGAGGTAATTCTGAATTAAAATAATCAGTATCTAGGATAACATCTATATTTTCTAACAATTTTTCAAAAATTTGAGTGTATCCTCCTATAGGTATGCCTTGATATATGTCATTAAAATAATTGTTGTCATATGTAAATCTTACAGGTAATCTTTCTATTATTTCTTTAGGTAATTCTGTAGCTTTCTTTCTCCACTGCTTTTCAGTATATCCTTTTATTAATGCTTCGTATACATCTGTTCCTACTAGTTTGATAGCTTGTTCTTCTAAATTTGTTGGATTATCTATGTGCTTTGATTGTATTCTAATAATCTCTTTTACTATGCTTGGTGAAGCATCTCCCCAAAATTTTGTAAAAGTCCACATATTAAAAGGTAATGAATATATTTCATTCTTGTAAGATGCTACAGGTCTTAGTGTAAAATTATTAAATTCAACGAATTGATTTATCCATTCCCAAACTTTTTTGTTTGAGGTATGGAATATGTGAGGGCCGTATTCATGAACATGCACACCATCTCTATTTGATGTATAGCAATTCCCGCCTATATGACTTCTCTTATCTATTACACGTACTTTGTAACCTTTTTTATTTAGCTCGTATGCACATATAGAACCGTAAAATCCTGAACCTACTATTAGATAATCTATCATAAGATATTTTTAAAAAATTAAAAAAGTATATTTATTTTTTTATCATAATTAGATATCCAATAATCTTCACATAAACCTCCATAATTATGCCATCCTATATCATTCATAACTCCACATCTTTGAATAACTGCCATAGGATATGCTAAATACTTTTCAACATATTTGGTAGTTAAATATATATCAAAATAATTTTCATTTTCGTAATCATTTATTATTTTATCAAATATTATACTATTTATTAACACGGCATGAGTTCCTATTGCCTCAACTACTTTAATCAAATTAAAATTAATTAAATTAAATTCAGTTTGTGCTTTACCTGGGTCTGCCCCTAAATAAAATATCTCCCAATTTGGTATATGCTTTAATTGGTTAATAGAATTTTCTACAACATGTATAGGATTGTAACCACCTTCAGTATAGAATTTTGCATCATCTTCAAATATTAATACATTTGATAATTTTCTAAACTTAGCTTCTTTTATTATATCTACATGTGTATACAAACATGACCTTGTATATGACATAGGGTCATATTTTCCATTATCCAATATTTTATAGCCTAAATCGGGAGGACTAATAGCAGATTTTCTTTTCACATACTTAAGTATTCCTAAATCTTTAAAATGATTTTCTATTATATCTCTCTTATCTCTTCTATGTTCTAAGTTTATATAATAAGCATCATCAATAAAATTAAATAATTTCATATTACTAAATTTTTAATATAATTTAACCACATATTTCCTATAGTTTCTAATTTATATTTTGAAGTAATATAATTATAACCATTATCTTTAACAAGATTTTTAACTTGTGGGTTCTGTTCTAAATAATGAATCATATGTACAATATTTTCATCTATTTTAAACTTACCATCTAAATCTTTAGTTAATGGTTCATTTTGTACAGTTTCTAAATTAAAACCTACAGGAAGTTGTAACCATTGACAATAGTCTTTATAATTGTCATACAATGCCCCTAAAGGGTATGTAATTACTGTTACACCTAGAGCTATAGCTTCAGCGACTACACATGAGAACGTATCTTTATGAACATCTTGATATGGTGTATACAGTGGATATATGAAATATTCACTCTCAGCTAAGTGCTTAAATAATGTTTTTTTGTCTACTCCATCATGTTTATAAAAGAATTTTGCATCATTACTAGGTATTGTTATCAAGTAATCAAATGCATGAAATTCCTTATCTTCATAAGTAAGTTTATCAATGGCTGAGTAAGCTATGTCTCCTCCTCTTGCCCAAGATGCGTGGAATATAAACTTATGAGGTTTTTTAATTGGTTTTTCTTTTAATATCTCGTCTACTATCTCATCCATTATTGGGTTAGGTATTGTTTCTATTTTTACAGATTCTTCCCCCAAATTTTCTTGTATGGTTCTCGATACATTTCCTGTCATTTTTTTCTCCCAATCAGATATATGTACAATACCTAAATTTAGATTATGTTTTTTTACATAGTTCACTATACTATCAATACCATATATCCATTGCATATGTGACCAATATATCAAAGAATTACTAACAGATATTGGTAATAAATCATAATTCTCAAACCAAAGCATACTAATTAGTATATCAAATTTTTTATTTGATATACCATCAAAATTTAAATTAGTATAAGATACTCCATTATAATGATATCCATAATCATAATTTATTTCTGATTTTCTATATTCATCTTTTAATTCAGGTTCTAAATCATCAGTAGCAACTACTATCTGATTTCCAAATTTACTTAAATATTCAGCAATTAATATAACACTTGTATCAGTACCTGAACAACTACCTCCTCCATATCTCATAGTATAACCATTAACATAGTTACTTCTACGACTGTTACCTATAGTAATGAATGCTATTCTCATACAAATAATTTTTCATATCTTTCACTCCAACCTAAATCTTCATCATATAAATACATTACTATTTTTTTAGGTTCTTTAATACCATTCATAGTAACTTCATAAAAATTTGTTTTTAAATTTATGTAAGTATCATCTAATAAATCTATTCTATATAATTCTTCTGTATCTGAATGAACACCTAGTGTTAGAAATTTTGGTTTAGTAAAATTAAAATTTCTAAAGAATTCTAAATCCCATATGCAATCTAAGGTATACTCTTTACTTTTGAAGTCTTCTTCCCAAGAAATTGGATTTGGAGGTTCTTTAACATCTAAGGTATATCTTTGTATTAAACATTCTTTAAATTTGAATCCACCGTAAATTTCATAATCTTCTAAAGTTCTCTGCTTTCCAATTCCGTATTTCTCATCTATTGTTATACCATAATCTTCTTGACCAAATAGTTGTCTTGTTTTATTCCTAGAGAACATATCTCTTTGAGTACTCGTATACTCTGTTTGTGAAACTTCTCCATGGTCTTCCCAATGTTTAGGTCTATAACTTCTTGTATATTCGTGCCACATAATCATTCTATATGGACTGTAAAAATCATAACCATTGGTAAAAGCTCTTAAACTTAATGTAGTTTCTTCAGTATACCCTCCAAAATATATTTCAGGGTCATATGGAACATCTTTTATAAATTTACCATATGTAAAATAAAAATGACCACTTATAGTTCTTGCTCTTATAATATTATGTCTACTTTCGTAATCTTGTATATACCAAGGCATACTCATCAGAAGTTTATCACTACTGAATTCATATTGAGACATTAAACATGGAATTTTTATATACTCACTTTCGTCAGTATTAGGGTCGAATGGAGTACAATATGTTGTTATTATTGGATTTTCTGAATAATTTAAAGCTTCCTTAAAATCTTCTAGTAATATTGAATCCCAATTTTTAACAAATCTGTGATGGGAATCTATCTGTAAAGTATATAATTCACCATCATAAAGTTCATTTGTTATATTTCTTGCCCAACCCAATCCTTTACTTTCAGAGTAATGATGTTTTGATATTCTAAAATTTTTCTTATTATCATAATATGATATGTCTTCATCATCCCCATGCTGCCAACATATCCCAAAAATTAAATTATTAGGATTTTTAGCTTTAGCTAACATATCATCTATTGTAGGTATTAATTGCAAATCTCGGTAACTTGCAATCTGCACAAATATTTTTGGAGAATGTACGCTTTTCATTAAAACTTTTTATTTACAAATATACATAAATTAATTCATACATTTAAGAACCACCTCCACCACCTGTACAATCAATACAGTCAAAATCACCATCACAATTTATTGATGTAGGACTTACTTCTATTGTACCACTGTTGACAGATGGAGTATTTCCATAGGTTACACATTTACAAATAGTATCTCCTATATCTACATTAGTTTGTGTAGAACCTATTCCACATCCATCATAAGACACATTTCCAACTGATGCACCTACGTTCTCAAAAGTCCAACAAGTACAACTTGGTGTAGGTGTTGGTGTTGGCGTAGCTGTTGGTGGTACAGGTGTTGGTGTAGCAGTAGGTGTAGGTGTAACCGTTGGTGGTATAGGTGTAGGTGTAGCAGTAGGTGTAGGTGTAGCCGTTGGTGTAGCCGTTGGTGTAGCAGTAGGTGTGGGTGTAGCCGTTGGTGTAGGTGTAACCGTTGGTGGTATAGGTGTAGGTGTAGCCGTTGGTGTAGCAGTAGGTGTGGGTGTAGCCGTTGGTGTAGCAGTAGGTGTTGGTGTTGGTGTAGCCGTTGGTGTTGCTGTAGGTGTAGGCGTAGGATATCCACAAGCAATTGAATTGTATTCAATACCTATAACTTCTTGATATGTTCCACAAGAGCCGTTAGCATACACGGCATATGTATATAAATCATAAACAACACATGATTGATATGTTCCCAAGAATGTTCCATATGAAGGACATGGAGTTGGCGTAGGTGTCGGTGTTGGTGTAGCAGTAGGTGTGGGTGTTGGTGTAGCCGTTACAAATGGATAATTTCTAAACTGCTCTGTATTAAATACATCTACTATAGGATTTGTAATAGTTCCTGCATATGTTGGGTCAAAATATGCAGCTACAGATTGTGATATTAATTGATTAAAATTATTTATACCTGATACAGCTCCTCCATGAGAGTATATAGCTCCTGCTATAGTAGTAGGATTTAATATACCAAACATATTAAATGAACCTGATATCGGAACTGTCATATTATTTTAATCTTTCTTCTATACAATTTATCTTGTTAGAAAGTTCAATTATAGCACTATGCAAATATGCCATTATAGCTCTATCTCGTATTGTTAAATAACCATCTTCTCTCTCTGATATTACATAAGGTATTGCATTTAGTACTTCTTGAGCGATAAATCCTGCATCTTTATATCCATTCTTTATGTAACTATATGAATTAAATTTTCTTAATATTTCTAAGCTTCCTGATAATTCTTTAATATCACTTTTAAGTCTTCTATCTGAAGTAGTTATAAAATTGTCAGCAGTTACAAATTGACTTGTTTGTATGTTGCCTGAGAATGTAGCTGTTACACCTGTTGCATTACCCGCAGTATATGATGTATTAATTTGACCTAACCTAGTTATTAAATTAGCTACTGATACGTCTACATCAGTACTTGAGCCCTGCGCTCCTGCTGTACCTTGTAAACCTGTAGGCCCTTGATTACCTTGAGCTCCCATTATTCCTTGTAATCCAAATCCTGTGAATCCTTGAAATCCTTGAGTTCCCTGCCTTCCTTGGAATCCTTGTGTGCCAATTGTACCTTGTATACCTTGGTCACCTTGAGTTCCTACAGTGCCTTGTAGACCCATTGTTCCTTGAGTACCTTGGTTACCTTGAGCTCCCTGTGTACCCTGTAAACCCGTTGTTCCTTGAAATCCTTGAGTTCCCTGCCTTCCTTGGAATCCTTGTGTGCCAATTGTACCTTGTATACCTTGGTCACCTTGAGTTCCTACAGTGCCTTGTAAACCTGTTGTTCCTTGAGCTCCTGCTGTACCCTGTAAACCTGTTATACCTTGATTTCCTTGATTTCCTTGAGCTCCTTGAGTTCCTTGAGTTCCTTGCCTTCCTTGGAATCCTTGCACACCTTGAAATCCTTGAAATCCTTGCACACCTTGAACTCCTTGTGAGCCTAATCCAATAATTACTCCTCTTAGAGTTGAACTACTATTTATTGTATTTATAAGTAATTTCTCATCTAAGGTTGAATTACTGTTAAGTGTTATGCTTTGTGTAGTTATATTTAAATTTGTGGGATTACCATTTTTACCTATAAAGTCAACTACAAAAACATATTCTTCATCTATCTTATTTACAGGTAAATTATCTAATGGAATCATCACACAGAATTCCTTTGGAGAATTACCTGACGGTGATGACGGTTCTACTTTCATACTTGAGAAATCCCAAATACCTGTATTCAATACTAGTGATAACTTTATTTTATCAGAATCTGATGCTGCTGTGAAGAAATATTCTAAATTATCTTGTCTTTCTCCATTGCCACCCTCTAGGGTATCTATTAATGTGCCGAAGGAGTTGGATGTGTCACCTCCCTCCTCGATTGATGGGCCGTTTATGAATATCTGAGCAGTTGGTTTTTTCTTTGTTGCATCATATTTTGAAAATGCATTCAATGATATCTTATACTTAGTTCCTGCCTTAGCTGAACCTAAGAATTGGTCTTTAACTGATAATGCTGTTACATTTGATTCAGCTAATGGTGATTCAAAACTTATAGCATTTGTTACATTTGTACTACTCTGTACGGGGTTTGGTACTGATAGTCCTCCACTTGCTAATTCAAAGTTATAGTTATCAAATGAATTAGAATTTGCATTAGTATTTACTTTGTATTCATTGTAATTAAAATAGTTTGAGATGTCATTACTTGATGTGACTTCTCCCACACTTTTGTAGTCTATACCTAATTTAGGGTCAAATGTATAACTCCCCGTATCTTGCATCTTGTTTGGAGGCATAACATCAAAATCACCTATAAACATAGGTGCTCCAATTGAACCAACAGGCTTTGCAGATACTTTTACCTTATCAATAACTCCATTGGATGTTGCTACATTGTCAAAACACATTTTAGCATATCCTGTAACTTTTTGACCCTCGGATGTCTTTACATTTTTATTATAATTTATAGAATATATATCTGATACAAATGAATCAACAACAAATTTAGTTGTATTACTTGTTATATTATGGAAAAATAAATTATCAACAACGATAGTTGTTGAGTTTACTACTTCTAATATATTACCTACATATTCTGAAACAGAACCTATTTGAGACTGCAAATTAGGTGGAACTCTATCGATTACTATTGGAGTAGCTGTTATAGTTCCTCCAACCATATCTGATATGAATTCAGCTACCGTGCTAACTATTGTAGGATTTCCTTCAGTTGATACACTAGAACTTATACCCGTTGCAGATGATTGCTCTTCTACTTTTGATATTGAAGTGTTATTTATATTAGATATAACTGATGGTTTATTTAAAATATTATTAGATGTTGTACTTGACTGAATTATTGGAAAATATGTTAGCTTCCCTGTACCTGATTTTGTGGAAGGTCTATCTGTGGACTTATCCCTATATGATATATCTATAGGCGTTATTCTAACAGATATATCTTTTGGATTTTTCTCGAATACTATATCATCAGGATTATTAGGTGTCTTAAATTCCTCTACAGCAGTATTTATTTGAGTCAATCCTCTCCATATTAAGTTCTGTCTTGATTGGTCTAGTGCTCTTAAGGTATCAACATCCCTAGATGCCTTACCTAATATTATTAGCTTTCCTGTACCTTTTGTTACAGTATCTTTTATGTCAATATGTAATATTATACTGCCACCTGAAGTTACTTGGTTTGTATATTCTACAGGAATATTTTTACCACTCCTATCTAATAACTCTACAGAAATACTAGAACCTGCTACTATTATTGGGTCAGGAGATAATGTGATAGTATTTTTACCTTTTTTTAATACCGTAAAATTTCTTGATACATTAAAGTATTTTAATGAATAAGTATCTCCATCCCATCTCGCACCGTTTTTTACATACGATTCTAAACCCATTTAATATTTATTTTATATTGATATGTTTTCACATATTAATCTTTGAAAACAGTTTATATCTATAAATATCATTTTCAGTAACTATATTGCTATTATTTATATATTCCCATACATTTTTAGTTCCTAATGAAGATGGGTCTTCTCCTACAGGCATATTAACAAAGTATGGATTCTTTCCAACATCTAAAACATATTTTGCTATTTTCAATATGGAATCTAATTCTCCACCATCTAATGCTATATAAAAATTTTGGCAAGATGAACTAACAATCCTCTCCTTTACCTTATCATTAAGAAATTTTCCAAATAAAGGTATAGCATTTCTCTTTACTGCAATCGCATCAAAAATACCTTCCACAATAACTATATCATGACTCCAATCTATTATAGATTCTAAAAATACTTTATCTTTAGAGCATTTAGGATTGTTATACTTATTAGTTACTATATTTTTAGATATGTAATAGTTTAAATTAAAAGAACTATCATAACTTGGTATAACTATGCTATCAGTAGTGTTATCTTCTGCGTATCCTATATTATACTTTATGATATCATCATCTGATACATTTCTCGATTTCAAATAATTTCGTAATCTGTTAGTATAGAAATTATCAATACATTTATCAAATGGAATAAAATTACTAGGTAAGCTTACATTTTCATCAGTGCTCTTCTCAAATCTAACATTAGTATTTTCTAATTTAGAAATCTTTGCAATATCGCTGCTTTCAGCAGATACTTTACGTAACAATTTAGTTAGGGTGTTACCACTTGACTTGCATACCCAACAATTCCATAGCCCACTGCTTAACTCAATCTCTAGTTTCTTTTTGTGATGATTACAGAATGGACATGCAAGTGCTACATTCGTAGAACTCCTAGGTGAATAATCACCTAAATATTTACTAACTATTCGGAGCTTTTCTGTTTGCTCCATGGTGTAACTGCTCATATTCGACCTTTATAAAACTTTCCTAATATGTTAATGTTCAGATAATTATCTTTCTCTAAAACTTCTCTTATAAATTGATACTTCGTTTCCAAGTATGTCAATTCAATTTTGGAATAGGCAAATATAAGTATTTCTCTTTTAAATTCAGAATGTTTTTTTTCTTTTAGTAGATTTTTTATTACATCATTAGAACCGTAATAGCTAATCCAATTTGATTCCTTTTCTACTAATCTCTTTTTCTTTGTTCCTTTTAATGGTGGTAACTTCCTATGGTATTTTATAACCTTTTTACCAATATACTTTTTATTTGTAGGAGTGTGAGTAACTTCATATATAAATCCATATACGTCTTCATTCGGCATATCTGATACCGTTTTTATTTCTTTACCCTCGAATATCCACATATTTTTATATTATTTTTACTAGACGTATTTTGTTAATTCCAATACTACATAACCATTACCTTTTAGTAATCTATGGTAAACATCTTTTTTTATATAAGTGTTGTCTATCGGCTTAGGTAATTCATTATCTAATTGTATTAACCAATTATCTCCACCGTCTAATACTTTCAATAACCTATCTTCAGCATCCCTATGCCATACAAGTTCTGAATCATCTATATTTTCTGAGAATAATCTTGTGTATGTGACGTTAGATACTTTATCTTCTGAGTATACCATATGTTTATATTACCAATATCCTGAATAGTTTCTTCCTCCCCCCAAAGATTTCCAATATCTTGTTATTCTACACGCCCAATATCCTGAGGATGTTCTATCTGTTTTGTCACTGCAATTATGCCTATCTGCAAATGCTTTCCTCCTTTTAGGGTCATTTAATTTTACAGATAGTTTTCCTCCCCCATCTTTAGCACCAAACGATACTTTTTTAATATTATCTGATTTAGGGTCTCTGACATATACATAGAATTTTTTACTTCCACCTCTTTTGGGTTTACCTAAATCTACATCTTTACCTTGATATTCTGATTCTTGTAATGGCATATCTAAAGGTACTTTCTCTCCCTCATATATACCATACTTACCGATATCTGTGTTTTCTAGTAGATGGATGTCATCTTCGCAAAAATTTACTTTATTTTCGAAATGTAATTTCCGACATTCTTCAAATAATTCTAAAAATTTATCAGATGAGTACCTATAAATATTTTCCATTATAGGTATTTTATTATCTATGTGGTACTGTAAACCATCCGATACTTTTATAAGTTTTTTTAGTTTTATCATGTAAATTTTATTTTTTATCTATATTTTTTCTCTGCATTACTTAGCTTTAAATTATTACTTATTTTAAATTTAACTATAGCATTTTTTAATTGTTCAGGAGCTCCGTTAAATGCATCTTCTTCAATATCTAAATTACCATTTTCTTCAAATACTTTATTAAGAAAGTAATACATTATATCGTCACTTACATATTTATAATTTTCGTCAGCTATAGAATTACCACTATCTATAAGATTAGTAAAATGTTTATCTAATTGTTCCTTACTCATTAATTCATACTCATAATCATTAAGTTCATATTCAGAATTTGACCTATTATCTATATATTCTGATTTTTGTTTAGGAGTTAAAAATTCAAATTCATTTATAGTTAATGCGTCAAATTTACTAAGTTTGAAAGTAATGTCTTTTTCTTTTTGCTTAGGTGTTGCTGCATCAAATTCGTGTTCTCCTAATCTTTTATTATCTTTTAATATTAAATCAATATACTTTTCTTTTTGTTTAGGTGTTGCTATTCTAAATTCTCTGTCTTTCAGTTCTCGTTTAATATTTGAATATTTAGATATTATAGTATCAATATATATTTCTTTTTGCTTAGGAGTTGCTATTTCTAACTCAGGAGTCGATAGACCATACATATTATCTAATAGATTATCAATTTTTTTATCTAATAGATAATCAATATATTTTTCTTTTGCGTTACCCTTCAAATACTTAACAAATTCATCAGGCCAATATCTATCATTTTTAATCACTATATCAAGATACTTTAATTGTTGTTTTTCTGTTGCTGCTACTGTTTCATATCCTTTCAATCTTATATCTCCATCATTTTCAGCTAATTCTAATACAGAATCTATATATTTTTCTTTTTGATTGTCTGTTGCTTCTTTAAATTCATCTCTACTTAATTTTACTTTTGTGTTTATCATAATATCTATATGCTTTTCTCTTTGTTCAGGAGTTGCTATCTTCAATTCATAATCTTCTAAACTATTATTATTGTTCATTCTAATATTTAGATATTTTTGTTGTTGTTCAGGAGTTGCCTCGTCAAGCATATATCTTGGTAACTTTAATTCATTATCTATTACAAAATTTATTATATATACTTTAGAATCTTTAGGTGCTCCTTTATATTCAAAGTCTTTTATATACTTTGATTTACTTAAAATCATTTTTATATATTCTTTTTTTTGACTCTGCGATGCAAATGCATACTGAAAGTCAAATAGTCTAATCTCTTCTTTTATTAATCTATCGATATATTGTCTTTTATTTTCTAAAGGAAGTGATACGAATTCTGATTTAGATAATCCTTCTTTATCTTCATCTTTTAATTTTTTTAATGCTCTTGTTCTTATGGTCTCTTTTCCCTCAATTTCACCTCTTTGACTATCTTTGTATAAACATCCTAATCTTTCATAGCTTCCCGACAACTTTTGTGTTTTTTCCATGTAGTCATCTACCTCATCCATAAATTTTTCAGAATTGGATATTTTACCATAAGTTTTAAGTTCAGCATATAATACTACGTCTTCTTTATTTTCTGTGTTTATATATGGTTTTATTAAAACTCTTCCTAATGGTTTTTTTAAATTAGTGTCACTAATTGTAGTGAGATAACATATTATTGAACCTTCTTTTAAATCTAATTTTACATAATGTCTATTGCTTCCTTTAATAACATTCATACAACTGTCCCAATAAGAATCTCTATCTGTAGACATTCCTATGATATCATACTTAGCACTTGAAAATACTATCATCAAGTCCTCATCTTTATTTGTAGCACCTTTACCTTTGATAGCTGCATATCTATCTAAAAGTTCTTTAGCATCAGGTTCTTTTTTTGATATTTTGTTGAGTGCTTTACCTATTGCTATCTCTTTGTTACTTTTAGTATCTAATGCTACTCCATCTTTGTAGTTTTTTATAGAAAAGTCGTAAGGTTCTAATATAGATTGTATTTCAAATTCAGTGGAGTCTTCTGCATATGGAAATGCTATTCTGTATCCACGTTTATCAAGTTGACGTGCATTTGGTAATGATTTGAGTTTACTGAATACTTGTTTGATTCTTGTTTCTGCTTCAGGACTTCTTTCTATAGTCATGTATTCTTTAGCTACTGAGTATGGAACTGCTTCAGTAAGTTTGACATAGTCATATGCTTCAGTGAGTACGTTTAGTATACTTTTTAAGTATATGTCTGTATTTGTATGTTTAATCTTTATCATATTCTTGGTATCTTTCTTTTTGTTCAAGAGTTGCTTCTATATATTCAAAAGAGTTTAATTGTTCCTTGTTATTTATTTTTTTTTCAATATACTTTTCTTTTTGTTCAGGAGTAGCATCTTTAAACATATCATAACTCAAAATCATATCATATTTTACTGAATAATTTCTAATTATCCAATTAATATATTTTTCTTTTTGTTCTTTTGTTGCATATTCAAATTCGTATTTTTGTAATTTATAACCATTTTTTAATTTTATATCAATATATTTTTCTTTTTGTTCAGGAGTTGCTAAATCTAATTCATAATCAAACAAATTTTTATTATTTTCTATTTTAGAAATAATATATTTTTCTTTTTGTTCTTTTGTTGCTGCATCGTATTCATGACTTTGTAAACTTTTGAAGAAAAAATCATCCAATTTTAAATTAATATACTTTTCTATTTGTTCATCAGTCATATATTTAAAGTCAGTTGATGAAAGTCCCCAATAACTTTCTGATTTTATATTTAAATATTCTGTTCTTGCTTCATTAGATAACAATTCTATTTCACTATCATATAAAGAATCATTCCTAAGAATTAACTTAACATATTTTATTTGTTGTTTTGGAGTAGCTATTCTAAGTTCATAGTCTTTTAATCTTTCATTACTGTCTATTAAACCATCAATATATTTTTCTTTTAAATTTTGTGGCATATACTTAAAATAAGACTCAATAATTCTATATCCTCTTTCTATAATAATATTATAATGTTTTTCTTTTTGTTTTTCTGTTGCTATATCAAGTTCGTAGTCTTCTAACGTATTGTATATTATACTATCAATATACTTTTCTTTTAAATTTTGTGACATATACTCAAATGAATACTTATTGAGTCTTTTTCCGTTTCTTATAACTACATTATAATATTTTTCTCGTTGCTCTTCTGTTGCTAACTTAAGTTCATTGTTGTATAAAAAATTTTCATTTTCTATTTTATTATCTAAATGTTTTCCTCTTTGCTCAGGAGTAGCTGCTCTATATTCAGAGTCTTCTAATTCTATACGATTATCTAATTTATAATCTATTATTTCTTTTTTTGAATCTTTAGGTGCTCCATTAAATAAAAAAGGATATATTCTCATTTTATTTTTAATATGAATTTTTATAATATTTTTCTTTTGACTCTGTGATGCGTATGAATACTTAATGGGAAATATAAAACCATCTAACTCTAAATTATTTTTAATAAAATCATCTATACTCTTTCTTTTTATTTCTAATGGAAGTGATACGAATTCTGAATCTTCTAGTTCTTCACCATTTTCAAACTTTTTTAATGCTCTTGTTCTTATGGTCTCTTTCCCTTCTATGGTATCTCTATCACTATCATCATATAAACATCCTAATCTTTCATATCTTCCCGACAACTTTTGTGTTTTTTCCATGTAGTCATCTACTTCATCCATAAATTTTTCAGAATTTGGTATAGAACCGTAAGTTTTTAGTTCAGGATATAATACTACGTCTTCTTTATTTTCTGTGTTTATATATGGTTTTATTAAAACTCTTCCTAATGGTTTTTTTAAATTAGTGTCACTAA